TTTTAAATGTAGACGCGTATAGTCGACAACCCCTAGGGACTACATTTATATATTCTAGGAGGAATATTAACATGGCTAATACAACATTTAACGGCCCAGTAAGAGCAGAAGGTGGTTTTGAACAAATTACTAAAACTGCAGCAACGGGTGCAATAACAACTAACCTTGATATTGATTCAAGTGGTAACATTTCAGGTACGGGTACACAAATAACAGGTTTTGTTGTTCCAATAGTAACTATCGTAACTGGATATACTTCTGGTACAACGTTAACAGCATCACAATCAGGATCTATTATAACTTTTCCTGCAATGGGTGATGCAGCAACTTTATCACTTCCAGCAGCAGCTGATTGTGTAGGATCTACTTTTCATTTTGTAATGTTAGGTACAGCAGGTAATGATGTAGACATTATTACTAATGGATCTGAAAAAATTATAGGTTGTGTACCAAAAGGTGATGGTGACAACGTAGGTATTGCAGATGCAAATGATTCTATAGGTTTTGATGCAAACGCAGTAGTAGGTTCAAGTTTTAAAGTAACTTGTATTTCATCTACAGCAGCACTAGCTTTCCTTGCACACGACATTATTGATGGACTTGCAGCGAATACTGGTGGAATAAATCTTAAATAATAAATAATTAATGTGGGGCTTCGGCCCCATAGTTTCTTAATTAAGGAGGGAAACAAATGGCAGACACAGTAACAGGACCAGAAGTCCTACAAGAAAATGACAAACGAGTAGTATTAAAAATAGTTGTTGAATCAGACGGAGACGGCAGCACAACAGTATTTTTTGATTCTTCAGCTAGATTAGTTAATGGCGCAGCATCACTTGGAACTTTACAAAGAATATGGTTTTCATGTTCTCCAGGAGATGGTTCTGATTCGTTTGCGCGTTTAGATTTTGAAGATTCTGATGGCGATAGACCTTTATTAGGATTAACTGGCGCAGCCTATTGGGATTTTAGAGAGTTTGGTGGATTGCCACCAAGCACTGATGCTAATACCAATGGTGATATTAATTTTGTTGTAGCGGCAGCCGCTGACGCTGGCAACATGTACACAGCAATAGCAGAATTTATTAAGACACCTACATAGGAGGGTAACTAATGGCCAATACAACTTCAGGCACAGTTACTTTCGACAAAACTTTTGCAGTAGACGAAATTATTGCAGAAGCATATGAACGAATAGGTTCACAAGTAACTTCTGGATATCAATTAAAAACAGCAAGACGTTCTTTAAATATAATGTTTCAAGAATGGGGTAATAGAGGTTTGCATTACTGGGAAGTAGGGGAAGCTGATATTAATCTTGTTGAAGGTCAAGCAGAATATATATTTTTTAGAGCAACTTCTGATGGCACGAGTGCTGTCACAACTCCTGCAAATACTTATGGTGTAGCCGATATCCTTGAAGCAACTTTAAGAGCAGATAGAACTGCGGTAGATCAAGCAGACTCTTCAATTACAAAAATATCAAGATCAGTTTATTCTGCATTAGCAAATAAATTATCTAAAGGAACACCTTCACAATATTTTGTTCAAAGATTTGTAGATAAAACTACAATGACAATTTATCCAACTCCAGATTCTACTAATGCAGCTAAAGCAGTAAATTTTAATTTTATAAAAAGAATACAGGATGTTGATTCAACTTACACTGATGCAACAGACGTACCTTTTAGATTTGTACCCTGTATGGTATCTGGATTAGCTTTTTATTTAGCTCAAAAATTTAGTCCACAATTGGTACAACAGATGAAATTATATTATGAAGATGAATTAGCAAGAGCACTGTCTGAAGATGGTTCTCCAAGCAGCACTCATATAACACCAAAAGTTTATTACCCAGGAACATAATGACATTAGCAAGAGGAAAATATGCAAAAGCAATATCAGATAGATCAGGAATGGAATTTCCATATAATGAAATGGTTCAAGAATGGAATGGTCATTTTGTTCACATATCTGAATACGAAGAAAAACATCCTCAATTAGAAATTAGTTCTAATACAGGAGAGGGCATAGGTTTATCTAATGCTAGACCCGATAGATCTGAAAATGAAGTTGCTAGAATTTTAGGGCCCAATCCTTTTCAAACAATTGCAGCTTCATCAGGAATTATAAATGTATTTGAAAAATCTCATGGTAGGTCAACAAGTAACACTGTAAGATTTAGAGGACCAATTCATACATCATCTGATCCAGATGGTTTTGAAAATCCCGTAGGTTTTGATGGAATAACAGGAGCTAATTTAGCAAAAGCTGCAGGATATTCTATTACAGTTGGTAAAAGAGATTCAAGCGGAAATATTACAAACACAACAGATTTCTATCACTTTACTGTAGATACAAACACTGCTACAACAGGTAGTATATCAGGAGGAGGTAATAGTTGTTCGGCTGGTCCAGCAACTATAACAGCATAATATGGCAGGATTTACTTACGCAACATTGACAACAGCAATTCATAATTATACTGAAGTTGGTACAACTGTATTAACAAGTACAATTACAGATCAGTTTATTGATAATGCTGAAACTAGAATTATGAGAGATGTACCTATTGATGCTAATAGAGCATCAGCCACAGATAACATGGTGGCTAATCAAGAACATGTAAATGTTCCAGCAGGAGCTTTAGTTGTAAGAGGTATCCAAGTGGCAGATGGAACATCAACATTAACTAATCCTATATGGTTAGAGAAAAGAGATTTAACATTTTTAGATGAGTTTAATGGAGCAAGAGCTACAGGTAAACCAAAATACTATGCTATGAAAGGTGGAGCAACAGGAACTACAAATACGACTTCAGGAGGAGCTTTTTTATCTCCAATACCTGACACTACATACGTATATAAAATTCATTACAACGCTAGACCCACAGGTTTAAGTGCATCAACTACAACAAATTTTATTAGTCTTAATTTTCCAAATGGTTTATTATATGCCGTCTTGGTAGAAGCATATGGCTATTTAAAAGGTCCTGCAGATATGTTACAACTGTACGAGCAAAAATATAAACAAGAAGTAGAAAAATTTGGAGGAGAGCAACTAGGTAGTAGACGAAGAGACGACTACACTGATGGTACTATCAGAATACCTGTAAACTCACCAACACCTTAAGGAATTAAATTATGGCATCAACATTTACAGATCTTGGTTTAGAAATAATGGCAACTGGCGAGAACGCTGGTACTTGGGGAGATAAAACTAATACTAATTTAAACATTGTTAACACAGCAATTGCTGGTTATGTAGAACAATCAATTGCAGGTGGGGCTGCTACTACAACATTAACAATTACAGACGGTGCTGCTACATCAGTAGCTCAAAATGCTGTTATAAAATTAACAGGATCAATTACAGGAAATCAAGTTGTAACAATTCCAGATTCAATAGAAAAAGTTTATATCATAACAAATGGCACATCAGGTGCATTTACAGTTCAAGTTAAAACTGTATCAGGAACAGGTGTTACTTTTGGAGTATCAGAAAAAACTACAAAATTATTTTATTCAGATGGAACTAATATTGTTGACGCAGGATTTAGTGGAGGAACTGATTTAGATGGCAAAGAATTAATTTTAGATGCAGATGGTGATACAAGTTTAACCGCTGATACAGACGACCAGATAGATATTAGAATTGGTGGCACAGATCAATTAACAATTAAAGATGGAGCATTATCTCCAGTTACAACTAATGATATTGATTTAGGTACAGCAATTTTAGAATTTAAAGATGCATTTTTTGATGGCACAGTAACTTCAGATGCTTTTGCAGGACCTCTTACAGGTAATGTAACAGGAAACGTTTCTGGAACTGCCGCAACAGTAACTACTGCAGCACAATCAAATATTACATCACTAGGAACTTTAACAACTTTAACTGTTGATAATATAATTACTAATGGTTCAAATATTGGCCACACTAGTGACACAGACTTAATAACACTTGCAGATGGTGTAGTAACAGTTGCAGGCGAGTTAGATGCAACAACTTTAGATATTTCAGGTAACGCAGACATAGACGGAACTTTAGAAGCAGATGCTATTACAATTGGTGGTACAGCTCTTGCTTCATTATTTAGTGTAGTAGCAGGTAGTTCTAGTATTGTTACAACAGGTGCATTAAATTCTGGTTCTATTACTTCAGGTTTTGGAACTATTGATACAGGGTCTTCTACAATTACTACTACAGGATTAATTAGTGGAGGTTCTCTAGATATAGATAACGTTTTAATTAATGGAACAACTATTGGCCACACTGATGATACAGATTTAATTACATTAGCGGACGGAATTGCAACAGTTGCAGGAGAAATTTCTGTAACAACTTTAGATATTGGTGGAACAAAT